ATTATATTCCTTGTAACCTTGGCCAAGGTTACAAGGAATATAATGGCTAAAAGTCCTAAAACTACAGGTGAACATCTGGTAGCTCTTTATGGACACGTCACAGGCTTAAAAAAAGATATTAATGTAATTAAAAATAATCATCTTAAACATATGCATGATGATATTGAAGGTTTGGGCGGCAAGATAGACAAAATCTATTGGGTATTATTAGCTGGAGTGGGGACTGCAGCATTAATGTTATTAGAAAAATTATTATGAAGGTAAGTGAAAATACACAAATCGGACTTCCATTAAGGAATCTGATAGGGCTTATAAGTGCGGTTGTAATAGGTGCATGGTTTGCTTTTGGTGTAATAGAAAGATTAAATCAATTAGAAACAGCTAATAAATTATTTGAACAAGATTTATTAGAAGCATCAGCACAAAAACCAATTGATCAAGAACAGTTTATGTTACTTGAACACATAGCAGAAGGATTAGAAAAATTAACAATTAGAGTTGATGGTATGATGAACAACAGAGTCAATATTGAACGTTTACAAACTGATGTAGAACGATTAAGAATTGATGTTGAAAAATTAAAAGATAGCGTTAGAGCTAATATCGGTAAGTTAAATGGAGCTCATTAATGATAAAATTAGTATTTGCATTATGTTTGTTTATAAATGGAGAACTTGTAGAACACAGAATACAAAATAGTTTATCTACTTGTTTAAAAATGAAGAGAGAAGCCACTAGAAATATGGAAATGAACAATAAAAAGTTTATGTGTGGCGAAGTGGAAGCTGAAATCGTTAAAAATATAGATGGATCAGAGAGTATCCAAAAAATAATCCAACCTAAATAAACACTTTAAAAATCAATATTTTTGTTTTATATATTCGTTAGGATAGATATGGTATGCACCAGGAGGTATAGAATGGAATGAACATTATATTAATTAAAATAATTAAACAGTGATTAACAGAGGAGCGTTTAGTAATATTATGAGTAGACCCGGATTATATGCAAATATCAATAAAAGAAAAAGAAAAGGTATTTCAAGACCTAAATCAAAATCAACAATTTCAAAAGAAGCTTATGCTAATATGAAAGCAGGTTTTCCTAAGAAGAAAAAGAAAAAAACTAAAAAAAGAAAATCTTAATGGCATTAGAAGTAGAACTAGAAAAAAAGAAACTTGAATACACTAACGAAGAGGGTGAAAAAGTTAGAGTTGATGTAGATCAAGAAGAAACAGAAAAAGAAGAAGAAGCTTTTGAATCAAATCACTATTCTAATTTAGCAGAAGAACTAGATGAATTAGAAGTAAGAGGTATTGGTAAAAATTTAATTAAATCTTATGAAGATGATAAGTCTTCAAGAAAAGAATGGGAAGATCAATATGCTAAAGGTCTAAAAATGTTAGGCGTAGTTGTTGAAGATAGAAATGATCCTTTCCCGGGAGCTTCAGGTGTTCATCATCCATTAATGTCAGAGGCAGCAACTCAGTTTCAAGCTAGAGCTGTAGCAGAAATGTTTCCATCAGGTGGTCCTGTTAAAACTCAAATTATGGGTAGAACTTCTGATAAAAAAATAGAACAAGCTCAGCGTGTTCAAGACTTTATGAATTATCAAGTAACAAGTCAAATAAAAGATTACTTTAATGAACTTGATCAAATGTTATTTTATTTAGCATTAGCGGGATCAGCATTTAAAAAAATATATTTTGATAATACACTAGATAGAATTTGTAGTAAATTTGTACCAGCGGAAGATTTTGTAATTTCATATCAAAATACTGATTTAGAAACTGCAGAGAGATATACACAAGTAATGAAAATGTCTCGTAATGAAATTAAAAAACATCAAATATCAGGATTTTATAAAGACGTAGCTTTAAGTAAAAGTGAAGATGATGGAAAAGATCAAGGTACTGTAGAACAAACTTTACAAAGATTAGAAGGTATGACACCTTCATCTTCAGATAAAACTCACACACTATTAGAAGTACATGCTGATTTAGATATTGGTGAAGATGAAGATGGATTAGCTTTACCTTACATTGTAACTATTGATTATGATTCAACACAAGTATTATCTATTAGAAGAAATTGGAAAGAAGATGATACTTTAAAAAGAAAAAGAACTTATTTTATTCATTATAAATATTTACCAGGTTTAGGATTTTATGGATTTGGTTTAATACAATCTATTGGTGGTTTACAACACGCTTCAACTGGAGCACTTAGAGCTTTATTAGATTCAGCAGCATTTGCAAATTTAAATGGAGGCTTTAGAGCTAAAGGTGCAAGAATAGAAGGCGGTGATATAACAGTTTCCCCTGGAGAGTGGGTAGAAGTCGAAGCTTATGGAGATGATCTTCGTAAGTCATTTATACCTCTTCCCTTTAAAGAACCTTCACCCACTCTTTTACAATTGTTAGGTGTTTTAACAGAATCAGGGAGAAGATTTGCATCAATTGCTGATGCAATGGTAGGTGACTCAGCTGGATCAGGTCCTGTTGGTACAACTATTGCAATCATTGAACAAGGTAGTAAAGTGTTTTCAGCAATTCATAAAAGATTACATCAAGCTCAAGGTAGAGAATTTCAATTAATATATCAATTAAATGGAGAATATTTAGATGATGAATATCCATATGAAGTTATAGGTGAAACTAAAAAAATAAGAAGAAAAGATTTTGATTCAGCTATTAATGTTGTTCCTGTAAGTGATCCTAATATATTTTCACAAGCACAAAGAATTGCTTTAGCTCAAACTGGATTACAACTTGCACAACAAGCTCCTAATATTATAGATACTAAAGAAGCTTATAGAAGATTTTTACAAGCTTTAAATATTCCTGAATATCAAGATTTAATGATTGAAGAAGAAGATACACCTAGACGAGATCCAGTATCAGAAAATATGGCTTTACTAAATGGTAAACCAATTAAAGTATTTGAAGAACAAGATCATGCTGCTCATATGGCTGTACACCAACAATTTATTAATGATCCACGATTTGGTGGTAATGACGAAGCTAAACAAGTTTTATATGGACAGATGCTTGCTCATATTGGTCAACATATGGCTTTTTTATATCAACAACAAATTCAAGCTCAAGTGCCTGAAGGTGTGCCTACTTCAACTGGTCAATTTAATGAAGAATTTAAAGATGAAGAAACTAAAGAAATACCTATAGAACAAGAAAACAGAATTGCTGCAGCTGCAGCACAAGCTGCTCAAAATTTAATGGGTAGTATGCCACCATCACCTGAACAACAAAAAATGGAAATGGAACAACAAGAAAAACAAGCTAATTTACAATTAAAAGCAGAAGAATTAAATATTAGAAAAGCAAGATTCCAAGAAGGTGTTAAAAATACTGAAAGACAAAACGTTAGAAAAGATGCTGAAACTAAAGCTAAACTTGTAGAGGCAGCTGCAAAAGTTTCAAGACGTGAACAAAAATAATTATGTCGATAAAAGCAGATACTATAAGACAAGCAAAAAAATATTTAGAAAATAAAAATTTATCTATAAAAGTAATTAAACCTAGATTGTTCGCAAAAGTTAGTGAAGAAATGGGAAAAAACTTTGATGATGTATTTAACATAATCAAAGAGAAAGTTGATAATGGAGAGGCTTCTACAAGCAATAAGAAAGCAGATTAAAGATTACAAAGATAATCTTGGAAAAAATTTATTATCTAAAGGTTTAGATGATATTAAAGAATTTAAACGTGTGCACGGTATGGCGCAAGGTTTAGATAAATCATTAGAAATAATTAATGAAGTAACAGAAAAATATCAGAAAGGAGTTATCGAAGAAGATGATTAGTAATGAACAATGGGCAACAGATAATGATGTGCCTACGCCAAAAAAAGTACCAGCTCCAGTTGGTTATAGAGTTTTAATAAGACCTAGAGGTGTTATTGAAAAAACAAAAGGTGGAATTTATTTGACTGATTCTAATAAAGAAACACAATCGTATCTTAATAGTGTAGGTCAAGTAATAGCTATGGGTCCTGAATGTTATTCAGATAGAAAAAAACCATGGTGTAAAGTTGGCGATTGGGTAGTTTTTGGTAGATACGCAGGAGCTAAAGTATCTGTACAAAAAGTTAAAATGGTGATAATAAATGATGATGAGATACTTGCAACCCTTGACAACCCGGAAGTAATATCTCAACAACTATAACATACGTTGATCTACATCAACGACAACATAGGAGAAAACTATGATCGAAGAAGAAAGAAAAGAGTTAGAAGTTAAGTTAGATGATAGTCCTGCTGAAAATGAAATAGAGATTCCTAAGAATCCTATTGAAGATTTAGTAGAACAAGCTGAAACTTCTGAAAAACAAGAATCAACTGAAGAAAAAGAGGAAATAAAGGTTGAGAAAAAATCTGAAGTTCCTTCATATTCAGATGATATGCCATATTCTGAAAAAGTTCGTAAAAGAATTGCTAAAGAAGTGGCGAAAAGAGCAGAAGCTGAACAAAGACTTGTTGAAATGGAACAGCGATTATCAGAAATGGAGAAAAAAACTTTTGATATAGCTAATAAATCTCTTTCGAGTCAGTATAAAACAGTTTCTACTGATTTAAAATCAGCAATTGAAGAAGGTAATACTGAAAAACAAGTAGAGCTTTATGAAAAAATGGCTGATTTAAGAAATCAAATACAAAAAACTTCTGATTATTCAGCAGAAATGCCTAAAAAAACTGAAAATAAAGATGTTAAAGCACCACCTTTAGCAAGAGATTGGGTAAAATCTAATTCTCAATGGTTTAATAAGCCTGGTTTTAGAAAAGAAACAGCTATGGCTTATGGAATTGATGCTGAATTGACAGAAGAAGGTTGGGATGTAAACGATCCTGGTTATTATGATGAAATGAATAAACGACTTAAAGCAAGTGGTTTAAATTATTTTAATAAATCAGACGAAAACACTTCTCAAAACGAGAAAAATGTGGTACAAAAGAACAACAGAGTGCAATCTCCTGTTGCTGGAGTTAGTCGTAAAAAAA